AAAATTCAGCATTGTAAACGAGCTAGCAATACTGAGAAACGAAAAAGAACGACTGGTGAATCAGCCAATTGTTGGTAGTATGTACATGTTCTACTATGACCCAAAATACTCTGAAGAGTTACCATATTATGATAAATTTCCACTGGTTTTTCCTTACATAAAAGCAGAAGGTGGTTTTTACGGACTCAACCTTCACTATTTACCGCTGCAATATAGAGCAAAATTGATGGATGGGTTGTATAGTTTTGCTAACAACACTCGTTACGATGAGTCAACGAAATTGAAAATGAGTTACCAATTGTTATCACAAACTGCAAAATTGAGATACTTTTCGCCATGCATCAAAAGATACTTGACCAGTCATCTCGCATCCAAGTTTATATACGTTTACCCATCAGAGTGGGATATTGCATTGTTTTTACCAACAGAAAGATTTGCCAAAAAGACCAAGTCACAAGTCTGGGCAGATTCTAAACGTATGCTCAGAGGCATCTAATAAATGGAAAACCCAGCAGAATATTTCACTCAATTATTTACTCAGTCGCCAGATGAACAAAAGGCAGCGAGTGAGCAAAAGAACCTTCCATCAAGCGAAGAAAAATTAGAAACGGTTGTTGTAGGCTCTAGAAGCAAAACATTTAACATCAATGAGTTTAGAACAGAACTGAATGTAAATGGTGTTTTACGTAATCACAGTTTCACTTTGATTATGTCTCCTCCATTAATGTTTAATGAGAGTGAACAATTCAAAACTGTATTTGGCGATGAAACATTTGGAGACCCAATTCAAAATCCAGACCTCCGAAATTTAGTAATGCGTTGTGAGTCCGTGACTATTCCTGGGGTAAACTTTTTTACATCAGACAACATTAGAAGATATGGCTATGGTCCAATTGAACGTCGCCCTTATTTGCCACAATTTAACCCAATCACAGCGACTTTCGTTGTAGATCGTGCGGCTGAGGTTATTCGTTATTTTCACCTTTGGAATAACGGAATCATGAATCATGACGTTTTCTCAAACGGCATTCATGGTAACGTGGACAATTTTAAATCAAAACCATATTTTTTAAATTACAAAGATAATTACATTAGTCCACAATTGACGATATTCGTTTATGACGAAAAATTAAAACAGTCATTTGTTGTAAAATTAAGAGACGCTTACCCATTAACAACCACTGATATAAGTATGGCTTGGGGGGCAACTGATGATGTAATTAGGTATAGCGTGACATTCATGTTTACTGATATGGCGATAGATTTCTTACAAACATCTGCAACAGGTGGGTACATTTTAGGAAAATCTTCAGATTTGCCAGGTTTCAGTTCTGGAAAGGGGATTATTGATAAAATTAAAAATCTTGCTAATGGCAAAATTTATTCAGCCCAAGAAAAGATCGTTAACAAAATTTTAAAATCGTTTTAATGAAATGAGGAGTTAGTTATGGCTTTGCCAAAAATTCAGTCACCTACTTTTGAACTTGTAATACCATCGTTAAATAAACCAGCCACCTTCAGACCATTTTTGGTTAAAGAAGAAAAAATTCTTTTGATGGCGCAACAAAGCGGCGATGAAACAGAAGCGGTTAGGGCTATTAAACAAGTGGTAAACAATTGCTGTTTGAGTGATCAAATTGATGTTGAAAAACTCGCCATGTTTGATTTGGAATATATTTTCCTCAAACTCCGCGCAAGATCAGTCAACAACGTTATTGAAGTCTTTTACAAAGATGCTGAAGACGAAAAACAATACAAACTCCAAATCGACCTCGATGAAGTTGAAATGGTAGCGCCAAAGAAAATTGATAAAAATATCAAGATCAATAAAACCTCTGGCATCGTTATGAAGTATCCAAGTGCATCATTGATCGATGAAATGAAAAAGTTTCAAAATGAAGTTGAGATTCTTAATTTCTTTATCATCAAATGCTTGGATGAGATTTATGACGAAAACGATGTATACCCTGCATCAGAACAAACAGAAACAGAATTACAAGAGTTTATTGACAATCTTGATGTGAAGACCTTTGACAAAATTAGAAACTTCATGGAAAACATGCCAAGGTTAGAACACACTGTGAAGTACAAAAACTCATTGGATAAGGAGAAATCAGTAACACTGAGCACATTAAGCGATTTTTTTACCTTGCGCTGAGTCATACGAGTCTGATAAATTATTATAACCTGATGTTCTCGTTGGTTCAGCATCATAAATACTCTATTGGGGATCTTGAAAATTTGATACCTTTTGAAAGAGATTTGTATGTTCAAATGTTAATAGATTTTTTGGAAAAAGAAAAAGAAAAAAGAGAGCAAAAATAAATGCCATTACCTTTAGCACTAGCCGCTCCTGCGGTATTAAATTTGGTTGGTGGAACTGTTGCCAGACAAGCACTTATGACTGGGGCTCGTTCGTTGATAACGAGAGGGGCAGGTGGTGCAGGGAGAGTGTTAGAGGGAGAGTTTATTGCTGGTTCTAGAGCCGCTGGTGGACTGTTTAGAAAAAATGCGGGAGATGTTTTAGAGGGACAGGTAATTGGCGGTGGTTTACTCCAACGACTGGCAAAAAACAAACTTGCTCAAAATCTCGTCAAAGGTGCTGGATACGCTCTCCCATTTCTCGGAAATTTGGGTCGTGGCACTGCAAAAGTTGCAGGAAAAATTGGAACAGGGATTGCATTGGGCGCTTCCATGCTTGGGCGTTTGGGCGGCGCTGCTGCTGGTTTTTTAGGTGGTGATAACGGTGGACAAATTACTTCTTCAAATGGGGTTGAGGGGGCTTCACTAACCTCAACTGGAGGCGATGCAACAGCGTTTAGAGGCGCATTACCAACACTTAGAACACCATCAATGCCTGGGTTGCCAGGATTTAGGGCAAAAAATAAAACTGGTGATTGCTGCGGTCAAGAGTGTTGTGAAGTCACAAATCGTCTTTTGAGCATTGCTGTAAAATATCTCGCTGGAATAGATGCGACTTTAAAAAATCAACTCGATGTTCAACGCGCCTCTTTCACTCAGGAAAATCAAGCCGCAAGAGAAGGTTCTCTTGAAAAAGAAACTCTGAGTGGTGCTGATGGTGGCGGTAAAATTATGGCAATGGTTAAAAATACTGGTGAAGGAATGCTTTCATTTTTGACCAAAACGCTTTTGATGACACTTGCACTTTCTTTACCAGCATTAGTAAAAAAGGTAACTGGAGTTTTTGAAGGAATATTTGAAATTGTTGATGACACCATTGATAAGATTAAGGGTTTTTTGGGCGAAGAAGATTCCGCAGTAACTCCAACTGAAACGTTTACACCAAAAAGACTTGGACACGGTCGCAGGGGTAGAAAATACACCCCAAGTGCTGCTGCAAATGCGGATTTTTCTGGCACAAATTTTGAAAATGTGAAAAGCGGCATTATAGCGGGAGAAGGAACCGCGCTGCGTGGTGATCCGTATAATACCGTTTATGCATATGGTCAATATGGTAGCCCTGACAAACCATTGACAGAAATGACACTTGGCCAAGTTAGCGATTTCCAAAAAAACACTTTGATACCTAATACAAGGGGTAAAATCAAAGGTGTGGATTCAAGTAAGGGAACTGGTGCTATTGGAGCGTATCAATTTAATTATGGAACTTTGATGGAACAAGCCCAAAAATTATATGGCGACAACTGGAAAAATATAAAATTTACTCCTGAAATTCAAGACGAACTGGCAAAAAGTCTTTACGAGTCTGTTCGTTCAAATAACAAACAATTGTCTGGCACTTGGGCTTATTTTAGAAATTTGGATCCTGCGGGCGGTGCTGCATTAAGGGCTCAATCTGGAGATTTTACTCCAGCTGCAATGCCGATAGCGGCGGCAGCTATTTCCAATGCGGCAGGAGCTGGTTCTTCAGCAGGATCAACAACACCACCAGCAGTTGTAGTGGCATCAAATAGCCCAGCACCATCATCAACATCAGTTGTAGCAAATGGTCCAGGAGAACCAAGTTCTCCATATTTTGACTCTACGATTATGTGGACAAATTATTTCACGACTGGCAGGGCATAAAAAAAGAGGGGGAACTTTCGCTCCCCCTCCCAACCCAATCAACCTTTAGCCGCGAATTATTCCTCGCTCGCAAGTTTCTTGAAGAACTCAAGATCCTCGTCATCATCACTGTTGCTATTGTTAACAGCAGTGATCGGAGCCTCCTTTGCCTTGAATGTGGGTGCTGCTACAGCATCCTCAGTGGCTAGTTCGGCACGAGTGTTAGGACGCGGTGCTGCACCATCTAGACCCAACACAGCATCCAAACGTGCTTTGAGTTCTGCATAGGACTTGAAGTGCTTTGGATCAACGAGTTCTTTGAGTGAATACTCCTTGTTCCAAACTTCCTCAAGTT